GTTGCAGAGACATCTGTTTGCAGTCCTGCCTTGAGCGTTTTATGCCACAAGAGGATGCGACAGATGAGATTCAAGACAACTATGATGAGTATCTGGATGACCTCGATGGCTTTACTGAGTATTTGGATAAAGCTGAAATGTACCGTGAGAAGTTCAACCTCTCCGATGAGCTGTCCGCTGAGGAGATTTTTGACCATGTATCCGAACAGGCGAATAAACTCAAGACTCGCCTGGACGAGATAGACAAGGCAAGGAAGGAGAGCAGGCAGGCGAATGCCGCACAGGCGGATAAGTCGTCCGTGCCACCTGTGGATGCGCCGAACGGTGTTTCAAGCTCTGCTCCTTCCTCTGCTGAAAAAACAGAAAAGGAGGTAAAGTGATGTACCGTCGTCGTCGTCGCCGCGTTGCACGCGGTCGCCGTGGTTTCTATCGTACTGGTCGCCGCGCTCGTCGCCGTCGTCTGCATAAGCGTATTGCTTATGGCGGATTCAGTTTGTAAGTGATAAGGAGTATTTTTGACATGATTTACAAAATTTACAGCGTCAAAGACGCGGTTGCAGGACAGTTTTCCGAACCTCGTATCTTTATGAACGAAGGACTCGCTGTCCGTTGGTTTAAGAATCTCTGCGAGAAGTCTGAGATTGCTTCAGATCTCTCTCTCTACTATCTCGGAGAGTATGACCTTGAGAGTGGTGCTATTTCGTCCGCTCCAGAGTTTGTTATGAACGGTGTTGTCGAGGTGACTAAGTAATGGCTCGTGGACATTCTTTGCAGAACGTGCCGATTCCTCGATTCCCTCGAGCACGTTTTAATCTCTCTCATTCTGTGACGACGTCGATGGATGTTGGCACATTGTACCCTATCGACTGGCAGGAAGTTGTACCTGGTGACGTGTTTAAATGTCGAGCATTTGATGTTTCTCGCGTCACCTCGTCCTTCCTTAAGCCAGTGATGGATAACTTGTTCCTGGACGTGTATCACTTCTTTGTTCCTCATCGTCTTGTCTATGACGACTTTGAGAAAGTGTTCGGTAATCCGAATCCTTCGGCTTATACTGATAATTCCCTTGAAGAAGTTCCTATGACTTATGGTGAGGTTAAATCTGGAAGTGTTGGTGATTATCTTGGGCTTCCTCTTGGTAGTATCTCTCAGAATAATCCCGTTTCGGTTCTGCCCTTCAGATCGTTCGCTCTGATCTACGATAAGTATTTCAGAAACGAGAATACCACCGATGAGATTTATATCCAGAAGAAAGGCTTTTCTTTGACTGAGTTACTTAGTGATAACGCTTTTGCTCCTAACTATTATTGTGGTAAATTGCCTAAAGTGAATAAGTACAAGGACTATTTTACGTCGTGTGTCCCTAACCCTCAGAAAGGCGCTCCAGTTACTTTTAATCTTGGTACTCAAGCAGATGTTCGTACTTCGACTACTAGATTAATTAGTGGATCGCAAGAGCCTGTTCAATTTGCGAACGGTTATTCTGGTAGTATGTCTTTGGGTAATCATAATGCTGTTTTTGGTGTTGGTTCTGCGTTAGGTTTTGACGCTGCCGATTTTACAGGCACTCTTGGTGCTGCTGTTTATCCTGTTAACCTTTATGCAGACCTTTCCAACGCTAATTCTATTTCCGTTGACGATCTTCGTCTTGCGTTCGCTTATCAAAAAATGCTTGAGCGTGATTCTATTTACGGTTCGAGATATAATGAGTACCTTTATGGTCATTTCGGTGTGCATATCCCTGATGCCTATATTCAGTTTCCTCAGTATCTTGGAGGCGGTCGTACTCCGCTTAACATTGTTCAAGTTGCCCAGACATCGCAGGGCACGGAAGAAAGCCCCCTTGGTAATGTAGGTGCTTATTCTTGGACGAATGGCCGTACAGGGTATTCCAGGAAGTTTAATGAGCATGGCTTGGTCATGACAGTTGCCTGTCTTAGGTATCGTCATACCTATCAGCAAGGCGTTGCTAAGAAATGGCGTCGCAAGGTTCGCGAAGATTTTTACGATCCTCTGTTCTCTACCATCGGGCAACAACCTGTTTATACGACTGAATTGTATGCTAAAGCAGGATCTGAAACTGTCTTTGGTTATCGTGAGGCATGGTCTGAGTTGCGGAGTATTCCGAATGCTATTTCTGGTGAAATGCGCTCTGGTGTGACCAATTCTTTGGATATCTGGCATTTTGCGGATAATTATTCTTCGTCTCCGACGCTTTCTCAGTCTTTTACTGAAGAGACTTCTTCGTATGTAGACAGAACGCTTTCTGTTCCCTCATCGAGCCAGGATAACTTTATCCTCAACTTCTACTTCGATATGTCTGCCATTCGTAAGATGCCTGTCTATAGCATGCCTTCTTTGATAGATCATCATTGATTTTAGAAAAGTCAGCGCAATATTTGAGATGAATTATTTTTGTTCAGATCTGAACAGTAGTAATTAAGAAAAAGGAGATCAGATCATGGCACTTGGTGGACTTACCGTCGCAGATCGTCTTTTCGGAACGAGTACTTCTGCGTCTGGTGCGACAACTTCGAATTGGTTTACTCGTACTTTCGATCCTACTAAGGTCGAGATGGATTATAACTCGGCAGAGGCATTGCGCAATCGAGAGTTTAATGCGGCAGAGGCTCAAAAAAACCGCGACTTTCAAGAGCGCATGGCCAATACTGCTTACCAGAGAGCCGTTAAGGACCTCAAAGCTGCAGGCTTGAATCCATATCTGGCATATAGTGGCAGCGGAGCTGCTTCTCCCTCTGGCTCTACAGCGAGCGGAAGCAACGCGAGCGCAAGCGGCGGAGGGACTGCCCGTAACACAACAAGCCTGCTTACAGTACTTGCAAACACCGCGATAGCCCTATCGAAGCGGTAGAGCCTCAAAATTGCCACGTAGAGCCGTGAAACGGTGTCTTGCATATAACTAAGCGCCGATGGCTCCCATCGGCCGCCTGAGCCCCGTTTTTCGAGCCTTAATGTAGGCTTGAGAAATGGGGCTCCACACTGTCGTGACAAAGTCGGACAAAACGCGCGCGATTAACGTGCGTGAAAAAGTCCGACAATCCCACGACTAAAACAGAGTCAAAAAGGGCAGTCCCCGCCGCTTGCAGAGCATGCGGATAGTGATGAAAACTTGCACTTTTTACAGATTTTCACGTTTCGGTGGAATACATAGGCGTATTCATTACTTGATAAATATACGCCGACTGACACCATCGAAACGTGAAATTACACTTTTCACAGGTGAGCGTATGTGTCTGATGCCCGTTAAACTTGCGAAGTATCAATTTTTTGTCCCGTGCGGCAAGTGCATAGAGTGCCGTATATCCCACTCAATCGAGTGGGCCTATCGTGTTGTTGCTGAGACGAGAGCGCATGAGCACAACTGCATGATCACGTTGACTTATGCTGATGAGTACTTGCCGCGCGACATGAGCGTGAGTGTGTATGAGATGCAGACCTTTTTGAAGAGGTTGCGGAAGGCGGTTCAGCCTTCCGAAATTCGTTTCTTTGGATGTGGTGAGTATGGTGAACAGTTTCTTCGACCTCACTATCACATGATCGTGTTTGGTCATGATTTCTTTGATCGGTATCTTTTTGGTTATGATAAGAAAAAGACAAAGTTGTACCGATCTCCCCAACTTGAGAAAGTCTGGATGAAAGGATTCTCGAGCGTTTGTGAGGTCGAGTTTGATGTGGCCAAGTATGTAGCTATTTATCTTCAAAAGCCTCCTGCCGACGGCAGGCATCGAGCTTTTGTGAATATGAGCCGTAATCCTGGCATCGGTTACCAGGCTATCAAGCCGAATCTTATGGAAACCGATAAACTCTACCAGGACGGCAAGTATATCCATCTTCCCCGCTATTATCTCAAAGTCCTTGAGCGATCCTATCCCGATCAGATCGCGGACTTGAAGGAGCGTCGTATAAACCATGCGATAAGCGAATATGTTGAGATGATGACGGATATAAAACACCATATCATGCAGATCGAATACCGAAAGCATAGGTTTGAAAAGATTTTTGGGAAAAATCTTGACAAAAATTGTATGCCGTGATAAGATGGTCTCATAAAAAAAAACAAACATGTAAGAGGCAACGGAGTTTTGTTTTATTTTTTTTGTTTTCCTCGCCTCACTCTATTTTTTTTGTGAGGTGTTTTTTTATGGGTTTTAAGGTCGATTCCTACATCGGTTGCGAGGTGAAGGAAAAGTGAAACGGCTCACCACACGAGAGCGCATTGTGCGCCGTATGCAGGAAGTTTCCCGAGATATCGCGATGGTAGATAAACTCCTCGCTATCGAGGTAAAAGGCTCTGACTATGGACATCTCATTAAGCGTCGTAAGATTCTCTATGATATGTATCTGGATCTGAACCGACAACTGATTGCTCTGGATGGAGTAGTCCAGCCGTCTTTGTTTGATGAATATGTCCGAGGAGATAAGAAATGAGTTTTGTTGATTTTATGGCGAATTATGGCGAATACATTACCTTCGCCGTCTATGCAGTGGTGTCTATCGTCCTGTTTTTTAGGACGAAGAACATAAAATATATCAAGGAGTTGAATGAGGCAATGAAGTATCGTACACCAACGTACAGAGAGACGGAACAATCTCCGTCTCAAGAGTTTGACCGTTACAAGCCCGTCTATCGTCTGAATAAAGCGACAGGTGAGCTTGAGCTGACCGATGAGCGGATTGACATCCAGGAGCTTATCGATAGTTGCAGAGACATCTGTTTGCAGTCCTGCCTTGAGCGTTTTATGCCACAAGAGGATGCGACAGATGAGATTCAAGACAACTATGATGAGTATCTGGATGT